TCGTCCTTGTAATCTGCTTGACGGGCTTCTAAAAGTTTGCCCTGGTAAGTTTCCTCACCTCGGGCCATTTTTTCTGCATGCATAAGCCGTGCATCAGACATTGCCATTTTCGTACGTTGTCTATTTGTGTACAGCTTACTTCCAGCTTGTAATGCTATCTTTGCTAATCCAAACCACGCCATATTAATACCAAGTTACGGGTTTTTGTGGTCTAGCAGCTCTTGTTCCAGTTACAGGATTTGTATCTTTTTTATCCTTGCTGACTGCAACAGGTTTGTTGTTTTTATTTGCATCCGGTGTAGCAATCACTTTTGATTTGCCTAACGGTGCATAACCTTTACCTACTGTCATTATTTGCTCCTTCCATTTGTTTTTGGCCTCATACCAGCTAGTTTAAGTCTATTAGCATTCGCCATTTCTTGTTTTTCAATTGAAGTCTCGGCTCTTAGTTCTGCTAAGTCTTCATTTTGATCCATTTTCTCTTCTTGAATGTTTTGGTTCATTAAAGCCTTCATATTTTCTAAATTAAGTCTTTGTTCCGCTTCTTGACGTTTTTTCTCGTTGTCAATTGCTCTAATATCTAATTCTCTTGATCTTAACTTAGCAATAGGGTCATGGTCAAATTGAGAAGTGATTTTTTTCTCTTCCTTCATGAATTCTTCCATCATTTCAGCGACTAAAGTTGCTTTTCTAGCTTCAATCTTTTGTTGTAAGGCCATCGTTTCGTTTTGAGCTTGTGGATTTTGTTGTACAAACTGCGGATTTTGCAACATTTGTTGCATTTGTGCTAATTTTTGCAATTCATCTCTAAATTCTAGCTCAATTTGTTCTTGAGCCATCAAAGAAATGTGTTCTAAACAGTTTTTTTCGATGGATGCCATCACCATAGGTGCATTTCTGACCATATTGGTTGCTATAAAGTTCAAATGCGCCGTAATATGTGCTTGGTGGTCCTGTCCTGGGAATGCTCTGAACGGTAATCCGCCTAAAGCATCAATATGCTCGAGCGCCGGGTCTTTGGGAACCGGTTTTGGAGGTTTTTTTAATATTAAATCGATATCTTTTGCCCCTAACGCCTCATACATATTCCGATACACTTCATACTGATTGTGAAGTGATGGATTTGAGGTTGCCAACTGCAGTTCCGTTTGCGCAAGGGAGATACGCTGAGTTTGTGAAAAAATATTTGGATCTGCAACTGGCAAAATATCTACTCTGTCGTCGAAGTCCATCTGCATAATTTGCCTTTGGCCGCCAACCACATCGTAAGGATATACGGGAGGTAGATAAAGTTTGAAAACTCTTGCTAGTAAATTAAATTCTTTTTTCATCGACGCATATAATCTTTTATGTATGGCCGACATGGTTCGTGAACCTCTTTCGAGCATAGCTACGGTCGTGCCCACAGCTGCTTGTTGATTCCCATCACCCACCTGCAAGTCCGCTATGGAAGCGAATCTTTGTCCTGCAGATACCACGACGCCCATTAACTGTAATAAGGTTTGAGAAGGTTCTTTAAACGGAAGCGTCATGAAAGCATCTTTTAAACTTCCTCCAGGAGCATCCACATCTCTGAACTCTCCAGGTTGCATACTTTGCGCTTCATCTCTCATTTTGATACCCCGCATTTTAAATCCAGCGGGTAAATTTGAAAATGTCCCTGCATCCAACAGTGCTCTAAGCGCCGCCGTTGCTGTTCTGGACAATCCACCAATCATATGAATTAGACCAAAGCCATAAAAGCCTAGGCCGGGTAAAAATTTAAAGTGAACGAAATATTGAATTCTGTTTTTAAGTTGGTCGCCGACTTCGTAATTTCTACGAATCGATAAAATTTTTCTTGTGCCTTCTTCCAAGGTTACAATGTAAGGCAGTTTAATGCCTGTGGGTTCTCCGTCTTGACCCGTATCTTCAAATCCTAAAATATCTAAATTGGTATGACATTCTAAGATGGTAAAGACTTTATCTTCACGACCTTTATTTCTGCCTTCCAGTTCTCTTTCTCTTTTATCCGCTTCGGATTCTTGAAGAACAGATGGATCGAGTTCGATATCTCTATAGAAACCACCGACTTGTTGTTTTCTGAGTTCATTTTCTGACATTCGAACCATATGAATAATCGATTCACAGTCCTCTAACGATGTTGCCGTATACGGCACGACTAAATCATCTGCGGGTACGAATTTTGAAACCGCTCGTTTCATCACTTCATCGTAGTATACTTTTTTAAAGGATGAGCCTGCGAGTGGCAGGTAAAATAACATCTGATCAAATTCTGCTTCGTATTCTTTCATTTGATCCATGATGACATAGTTCATGTAATCCTTCACACGCGTTGCCTGCATTTCTTTATCCGGTGACGGCATGCCAATGATCTGTGTTCGTACAGGTCCTTGAGCCGGGAGTAATTCTTTATAAGCCAACGATTGAAATTGCGTTACGGCTTCTGCTAACACCGGGTGTGTGGCATCGCTTGAACCTCTAAACGGTTCGGTTCGAGTGTTTTGATATTTAAATCCTAAAAGATCTAATCCTTCGGTATAGGTTTTTTCCCAGTCTCGTCTGGAATTTTTATATTCGGTATAATCATCAAAAAGTTTCGCGCCTAAGGGATCTAAAACATCATCGGGGAGTAATTCAGCCAGGTTCGCGAAGTGACCGGTATCTTGACCAGGGCTCATGGATCTCGGATCAAAAGTAATATCCGCGCTACCATCTTCGTTCTGTTGAACGTCTACAGGAGGTTTGCCTTGCTCAGCAAGTTTTTCTTGCTCTGCAATTTCAACATCTTGTGGATTAGGTACGTTTATTGTCTGTTCTACGTTCGGTAAAACTTTGTCGATTTCTGCCATTTAAATTCTCCCTGTTTGTTGTAACCTTTTTATATACATTATTCAACCCTTGGCTTTTGGTTTGGGTTCCCAGTTGTAATAAGGATCTTCATCTTCCAGATCCCACCATTCACCTTCTCGCCAATCCCAGTCATCGGCTCCATTGCTTTTACCCGCGAACGTTCTTGCATTCGCTAAGTTAATTGCAAGCTCGAATAACTGATCAGAATTTGCGCCGGGTTCTTCAAGAATATTTTTTCTCATTATAAAACGCTCACTATTCCACCATATTTAAAATGATGTCCACCAGCAATTCTTCCTGTTTCTCCTCTGCTTCTGGATCTTCCTCGATCTCTTGATCGGCTTGGGCTTGGATCATCTCTTCCAACTCCTGGTGACCAGCCCCCTCCACCACCGCTCGTAGCCATGGATGTTGGTGTTGGTGTTGGTGTTATTCTCACGGGAGGAATTCGTCCGGGTCTATCTCTTGTTCCTCCTACAATAGGTCCTCTTACAACATCTTTCAATTGTCTTAATTTTTCTTGTTTCCATCTATCAGCTTGCATTTTTTGATAGTCTTTGTGTATTTTATCATAATAACCTTTATAGTAATCAGCTTCATCTTTATCATAAAGAAGTCCAAAAGGATTAAAGTCCCTTTCAATACCAACTCCTTTTATATTTCTATACCAATCACCAAATCCTTCTTTCCAATCTTGAGCAGACTCTGTCATTGTATCAGCAAGAGCCCAAACTCCTCCTAATGCACTTAATGAATATGGATCACTCCAATCATAACCAATTTTTTTTGATCCCGGTTTAATTCTTCTAGCAACATCTATGCCCCCAAGAACATTATAAATATCACTTCTGCCTTGTAACTCTGGATGCTCTGCTAAAAAAGTATTAAAATCAAAATGACCTGATGTGTCAAGTTCAGGAAAATAACTTAATCCTTGTTCAAGAGCCGCATCACCATAACTCATTGTACCTGGATTATAAATTGTTTCGTCAGCCATATTCTACCAATAATATTTATATCGTTTAGGCGGACTCTTCTCCTGCTTATAATCCTCAGGATGAGGAACTAATCCACCTTGTCTAAATCGCATCACAGCTTGAGTCATACTATCGACCAAGTCGTCATGATCCCCAAAAGGGAATGCTGCGCACTCTTCAATCACTTCTTGAGCAAACTCTTTGTGAGTGGGCGCCCATATAGTGCCGCTTTCAAATAAAGGGGCAACTGAGTTTACCCTTGTATGCTTATCATTTCCTTTTGAGGGTGTAAAGTTAATAACGGGTATGCCCATG